GCACAAGCCTCTGAACGATCTGAGGTTGTCAAAGCTTTAGAGGACAGATTGGCCGGGGTCAAAGAATCCATCGCCGCCGAGTCTCAGGCTCTGCGCGATCAAGGGTTGCAAGAGCGTGCCGATATACGCCAGCAGCAGCAAACACTTGTGGATCAGCTTCAACAAAATATCGATGCTGCCAAATCTGAATTGGCTGAGTCTCAGGCGCGTGTTTCTGAAGCACAGACCACGGCGCTCGGTGACCTGGAAGACCGTCAGGGGTCGCTGATCGGTGACTTGACGGAAAGGATCTCAGGCTTGAATGATGACCTGGGTACTATCTCATCAGAAATTCGTGCGGACTTGGCGGAGCAGGAGGCAACGCTCTCCGACGATCAAAAAGCGGCAGCGGATCTTCTCCAGGCTCGCATAGATTCGTTGACGACAGAGCTGGGTGCCGTTTCTGACTCTGTCAAGACAGAAACCGCAGCACAAACTGAGCTTTTGCGTGGAGAGCGGGAGCAGCTCGTATCACAGCTTGAAGGTCAGATTGGGTCTTTGAAGGAAGACATTGGCGCTTTGCCGATCGATGAGATTCAAAACAGAATCGCTGACATAACGTCACAAAGCCAAGATTTTGTTGCTACAGCCAGCACAGAAAGAGCCGAGCTTGCGGAGCAAATCGCCGCGCTAGAGGCGTCCGGTCTGACACAGCAGGATTTAGAAGCCGCGCTCGAAGGAAGAGCCACCACAGAGGATCTTGAAAAATTCCGGGGCGACTACCAAGCAACAGGCCGATTAGTGGAAGAGGCTTTGCAAACAGGGCAAAAGCAAAGGCAGGGTTTGGATGAAAGAATAAGGGCGTTACAACAGGCGCAAATCGACCCCAACACGATTACAGGATTGCAGTCTCAGATTCAGGCGTTACAGGGTCAGACTCCCCAGCAAATTGATGTCGAAGCTCTGAGACAGCAAATCACCGATCAAATTATGGCGCAGTTGGGACAACAGCAGGGCGTTGGGGCGACCACTGGAACGACGACAGGCGCCGTCCCAGGAACCGCCACGAGCGCAGGCTCAAGCGTTGCTGCGGACATGAATGTAAGTGACGGCGTTGCGGACGCTATGGGTTATTTTGAAGAACCGGAGAGAAACATATACGGAACCATGCCAACCACTGAGGGCGCCGCTGAGATGGGTGCGACCCCATACTTCGACTCTGGTCTTGATTTGAACGCTGGCGCTAAACTGACTCAGCAACAGGGACAGGGAGGTCAGTCATTGCTTGATCAATCACAGCAAACGGCTATGGCACCGCCCCCTGCTGTGACAGGTGGAGTGGCATCCATCAACCCTGCTGCAACGCAAGCTGCTCAAGCGGCAGCGGTAGCAGCAAATAGAATGCCCCCAGCAGTCAGACAACCGCCGACACAAGTTCCCCCGCAATTTGGCATGAACCAGTACGGCATGAGGACGATGTGATGACACAAAAAAAACTCAACAAAGTAATCAAGGGTCTCAAGAAAGCTAGCAAGACACACGCACAACAAGCTAAGACCTTGGACACAATCAAGATGAAAAAAGGCGGGTCGGCTGGTGATGTACCGAAGAACGTCGCAAACCCCTCGTTGTATCGGAAGGCCAAAGCAAAGGCTAAAGCGAAATTTGATGTATATCCGTCCGCTTATGCAAATGGTTGGATGGTGCAAGAATACAAGCGAATGGGCGGCAAATACAAAGGAGCCAAAAAAGCAGCAGGCGGCAGTGTTGAAATTGATGAGCAAAAAAGCGATCTAAACAAAGACGGTCGTTTGAGCAAGTATGAACGTGCTCGCGGCACTGCTATCGCGAAAAGCATGGCCAAAAAAATGAACACAGGAGGATCAGTGATGGTCCAGGGCCGCGGTTGCGGCGCCATCATGCCTTCAAAGCAAAAGAAAACGAGGGTTCCCCGTGGCTAAGCCAAAAGGCGGTTTGACCGAGTGGTTCGGCAAAGGCAGTAAAGGCAACTGGGTTGATATAGGCTCACCTAAAAAGGGTGGCGGCTTTGAAAAATGCGGCCGCAAGAGCACTAAAGACTCAAAGCGCAAATATCCAAAGTGCGTGCCGGCAGCTACTGCAGCGAGAATGTCAAAAGCGGAGATCAAGTCAGCAGTCACTCGTAAGCGGTCCAAAAAACAAGGTGTAGGTGGCAAGCCTACGAACGTTAAAACGTTCGCCTCAAAAGGTGGCGCTATATCTATACAGGCGCGTGGTTGCGGTGCGATCATGCCATCCAAGCAAAAACAAACACGAGTCCCACGATCTTAAAAGGAGAAAATGATGCCAGGACATAAGCCGAAAGGTATGAAATCAAAAGGTATGAAAAAGGGTGGCGCGATGAAGGCCAAAGGCATGATGCGCGGCGGTGCGATGAAGACCAAAGGCATGAAAAAGGGCGGAAAGATCAAAGCTAAAGGCATGGCTAAAGGTGGTAAGATGGCCACTAAGGGCTACGCGAAAGGCGGAGCGATGAAAGCTAAAGGATCTGCGCGCGGTGGAGTGCGTAAGCCTTCTAACAAGAACAGCGGTTTGTTTGGATAAAAAATATGGCGTACCTCCAAAGCAACATCCCACATTTCAAAGCGTGGGTGAGGAAGGAGTACACCCATAATCACGAGAAATACCATGGCGAGTTTGTGCACGCTATGGTTATCGCTGTGACGACCATGCCAACGCGCTGCCTGAGTTTCCAGGTAATCTTTACCGGGGCGGAGACATACGACGACGACAACGAGCCAAATGTCTTGGGCGGTGCAATGTGGGCGCGAATGCCAATTACGGCCCTGGTTGGCGATACGCCGTTTGATGAGTGGCCAGAGGCCATGCCCGTTTGGGCGTGTCAGCCGTGGGACTGTTCGAGCCACAATCACGCGGTCTATGTTTTGGACCGCGCTACGCCGTGCCCTTGGCTGGCGAAGATCGACGGCGAGTTTTATCCTGCTAAGTACTATTTCACCGTTGATTACGCTGAAAATGAGATAGCAGACGACCCAGCGCAGCATAAACAGAGTCATGTTTTAGAGTTGTTGGACGCTGGTCCTTGGACCGGGAACATCGTCGCGTTACCAAACAACAGAGTTAGAGTCACTCATCCTGCCTGGTTCGAGGCTGGCGACGGTGCCCCTGACTTCAAGCCATCACAACATATCCATTACAGCAAATCCGATTTAGACTACACTTTGGACGTAAATCAGGTGTTCGATAACTTATACGCGGAGACAAAGAGTGGCGGTAAGCGGAAGTAAAGACTTTGAGCTAGATGTAGCCGATTATGTTGAGGAGGCTTTCGAGCGTTGTGGCTTGGAGCTTCGCACGGGTTACGACCTGAAAAGTGCCACTCGATCCCTTAATTTAATGTTAGCGGATTGGGCTAACAGAGGGTTGAACCAATGGACGGTCAATCAAAAAACCATCACGATGGTGAAAGACACGACCGAATATACGATCGACACAACCAACCCTACGGCGACGATCGACGTGCTAGACGTGTTCATACGGGAGACTATCGGCGGTGAGACAACGGATGTACCGTTGAGTCGTATGTCCAGAGCCGAGTACGCGCACATATCCACAAAAAGCACGACAGGCAAACCCAACCAATTTTTGATCCAAAAGAAATTGTCACCTTCGGTAACAGTTTGGCCAGCGCCAGACAAAAACAGCACTTATGTGGTCCACCTAAACGTGTTGAGCCGCATGGATGACGCCGATGTAGGCGCGGACACGTTGCAAATGCCGTTTCGTTTTTATCCGTGCTTAGCAGCCGGGTTGGCCTATTACATGGCTCTGAAACGAGCACCGGATAAGGTGGCGATGCTGAAGGGCCTTTACGAGGAAGAATTTACTCGTGCAGCGTCCCAGGACGAAGAGCGCGCGAGTTTTCGCATAGCTCCCGATTTACGCAACTACGACATCGCCTAGCTATGGCTTTTGCAAGCAACAAGAGAGCCTATGGAATCTGTGATATCACGGGTTTCCGCTACAGGTTAAAAGACATGAAAAAGACCTGGGACGGTCTTTTGGTGGGGCCAGATCAGTGGTCTCCGAAACACCCTCAGCTCATGAAAAAGCCCACACCGATAGATCCCCAGGCTTTGAAAGAAGCCCGGCCCGATCCATCTAGTGATGGCAATGACGGAACTGTTTTTGCCGTCTACACAAATGTTGGTGATGGTAAACTTGGCACAACTTTGCAAACATTTGCAATCACTGCTAGTGTGGGAACTGTGGAGGTAACCACGTCATGAGCTTCACTTTGGCGACTTTGAAATCGACCGTGCAGGACTACCTGCAAGTCAACGAAACCACGTTCAACAACAATCTGAACACGTTTATTACTGAGGCCGAGGACCGGATCTTTAAGATGGTCCAGCTCCCGGAGCAGCGAAAAAACGTGCAGGGCACCGTTACGAACAACAATAGGTTTTTGGCCACGCCAACCGATTTTTTCGCGCCATTTTCTTTGGCTGTTATCGACGGTAATAGCAAGTACCATTACCTCGATTTCAAACACCCGTCGTTCATCAAACAATATAGCCCCACAACCACAACGACTGGTTTTCCAAAATACTACTCGCAATTTGACGACGCAGCTTTTGAGCTGAGTCCGATACCAAACAGTGGGTACACTGTGGAGCTGCACTACTTGGCCAAACCAACTTCGCTGACGGCAGGAAGTGACTCAGGCACGACATTGTTGAGCACTGAGCACCCTGATCCGCTGCTGTATGGAACCCTGGTAGAGGCTGCTATTTTTCTAAAAGAAACACCTGACGTGATAGGAAACTTCGAGAATCGTTTCAAGGAAGGCATCGCCCGGATGAAAAATCTTAGCGAAGGCCGGGGAACAAGAGACGAGTATCGATACGATCTTTTGCGTACTGGTGTTAGTTAATGGAAAAAATTGCAGAACTCAAAAACAAAAAAATAGCAATAATCGGCCTGGGAGCCTCTCAGATTGATTACGTCATTGGGGTAGAAAACAGCAAACAGTGGGATGAAGTCTGGGGCATCAACTCGGCTTTGTCAGTATTTGAGCTGGACCGCGTTTTTATGTTGGACCCGGTCAGCCGATTTCTTGACACAGAAGATGCCGGCAACCAAACCGAAGTAATGCGTCGGGTGTTACCAAACTACACAAAACCTATTTATACCTGTGAATTGGATGAGCGTGTGCCGGCGCTGGTCGAGTATCCGTTAGAGGAAGTCATCCAGGACCAGCGTTGCGCGTATATGAACAACACCACTGCATATGCGTTGGCTTTCGCGCTTTGGAATGAGGTGGGTCATATCGACCTTTTTGGTATGGATTTCAGCTACCGGCACAACTTGCATTTTGCGGAAGCTGGTCGAGCGTGCCTGGAGTTTTGGATCTGCAAATGCATATCTAGCCAAATAACTGTGGGCGTAAGCCCTCGATCCTCGCTTCTCGATCAGAACGTTGGGCTTGAGGAGCGACTGTACGGTTATCATCGACTCTCCAACCCTAAAATAGCTATGCCCGACCCGCAGGGCGAGTGGGTCATCTGCGACCGATCAGAACTCGCGTCGATGGTCGAAAAACACAATCTAGAAACAGTCGAAGTGCCGCACGCACCGGAACCGTATAAGGGGTAGTCATGGCGCAGGGCACGTTTGAGCTTGGCCAGGTCATGGTTTCTACAACTGACAACCGTGGCCATGATGTAGAGTTTTGGGCTGCAGAGACCACTAAGAAAATCGTCGGCATATCGGCCGAGGCAGACCCCCACATTCGGCAGCAGGCCGAGGCTTTCAGAAACCAGGTTTATACTCTAATATATTTGGGGATGAAGAGTGCCATAGCCTCTGATCGAGTGACTTTGCAGGGCCTTCTTGCAAGTCAAGGTCATGAGGATCTGGCGAACATAATTAGGGAGCTTTGACATGGCTATCACCTCTGCAATTCCTACCAGCTTCAAGCAAGAGCTTTTGGTCGGAACACATAATTTTACGGCGACTTCAGGAAACTCTTTCAAGCTGGCGCTTTACACGTCGTCAGCGACCTTAGGCGCTTCGACAACCGCTTTTACGACCACTGGTCAATCGAGCGGAACCAACTACACATCTGGTGGCGCAGCACTTACGTCAGTCACCCCGACTACGAGTGGGACCACAGCCGTATGCGACTTCTCCGATCTCACGTTCTCTAACGCAACCGTTACGGCGCGCGGGTGTATGATATACAACGACACCAATTCCGATAAGGCGTGCGCCGTGATAGATTTTGGCGGAGACAAAACGAGCACGGCTGGTGATTTCACTGTCGTGTTCCCCAGTCCAACCGCCACCGGCGCAATCATCCGACTGGCTTGATAAGCCGTGGCGCTGCAAACGCTTGAGTTTCAGCCCGGAGTCAACAAGGAAGCAACAGACTACAGCGCGAAAGGCGGCTGGGTGGATGCAAACCTTGTTCGATTTCGCAAGGGCCGTGTTGAAAAAGTAGGCGGCTGGCTCAAGCTCGGATCAAATAATTATCTGGGCACCGGCCGTGCTTTGCACTCCTGGATCTCGCTAGGCGGCACCCGGTTTTTAGGCGTTGGCACGACCTTTAAGTATTACATCGAAGAAGGATTCGCCTACAACGACGTAACCCCGATACGTTCAACTACTAGCGCGGGTGATGTCACTTTCGCTGCCACAAACGGCAGCAGCACGATCACTGTGACAGACACTGCTCACGGCGCGGTCAACGGCGACTTTGTTACATTCAGTGGGGCGGCAACGCTTGGCGGCAACGTAACCGCTGACGTTCTCAATCAAGAATATCAAATCGATTTAGTTACGACGGCGAACGCTTATACGATCACCGCCAAGGACACAAGCGGCACGACCGTAACCGCCAACAGCAGTGACAGCGGCAACGGCGGCAGCAGTGTCGTTGGCACATATCAAATCAACGTGGGCCTTGACACTTACGTCTCTTCTGCCGGCTGGGGTTTGGGCACCTGGGGTTCTGGCGGATTTGGCTCTGCATCAGCCATCAGCGCGGTCAACCAACTACGCCTTTGGACGCACGATAATTATGGTGAGAATCTGATCATCAATGTCCGCGGGGCAGGCATATACAGGTGGTTGGAAAACAGCGGCACGAGCACCAGAGCGGTGGAGCTTTCTGGAATTAGTGGTGCGACTGGCGTGCCGACCGTAGGCTTACAGGTCCTTACGTCCGAGACCGACCGACATTTGATAGTCTTAGGCGCTGATGCTTTATCGAGCGGCTCCCGAACTGGCATTGTCGATCCCATGTTGGTTGCGTTCAGCGACTCTGAAAACGAACTGGACTTTTTGCCTACGGCAACTAATAGCGCAGGGTCTGTGCGATTGTCCAGCGGGTCGTTTATCGTGGGCGCAATCAAAAGCAGACAAGAGGTTTTGATCTGGACTGACACGTCCTTGTACTCGATGAATTTTATCGGACCGCCTTTGACCTTTGCCGTGAATCTCGTTAACGAGGGTGCGGGACTTATCGGTCCAAAGGCTGCAGCGAACGCGCCGAACGGTGTGTACTTCGCCAGCAAAACTGGATTTTACTTTTACAACGGCTCTGTTCAAAAACTGCCTTGTGCTGTGCAAGAGTATGTGTTCAACGATCTCGATTTGGGCCAGGCGTTCAAGTGTCACATGGGCGTCAACTCAGAGTATGGCGAAGTCTGGTTTTTCTATCCAAGCATCGAGGACGACACAGGCGAGGTCTCTCGTTATGTAATTTACAATTACGAGGAAAATCACTGGTCGATAGGCAGCTTGATTCGATACGCCTGGCTCGATGCCGGTATTGAGGACCAGCCTCTAGCGACCGCAAAAACGTCAAGCTCGAATTGTGTGTTTGAGCACGAGCAGGGCTATAACGACAACGACTCGGCAATGTCGGGTGTGTTCATCGAGTCTGCCGACCTGGACATTAGCTCCGGTGATGCGTTCAGCTTTGTCAAACGCATTATCCCAGATATGAAATTCGTTCAGGAAGCTGGAGCAACAAACACGCCAGCGATGAACATCGTTTTGAAACGCAGAGACTTCCCAGGTGAGTCGCTAACAACAGATTCCACAACGCAAGTAACGCCAACTAGCACCTTCAGCGATGTACGAAGTCGCGCTAGACAGGTGGTTTTTCGCTTTGAGTCAGACGATGACAACACAAACGACAACCAGCTTGGTTACAAATGGAGGCTCGGCTCGACCCGCATTGACATTCAATCTAGTGGGCGACGTGGGTGAGCAGCATCCTACAAACCCGGTTGCCTCTGGCGCAAGGCGACACCGTTTCCGCGGATGTTTTCAATCGCATGATTCGCGTCTTAGAATTGAATCTTTCAGCGGTCGATATAAACATCTCTCCGCATTTCAACGCTACCGAAATCAGCGAACTACAGTTTGCCACTGGGGCGATTATCTTTAATACTACATTGGGTATACATCAAGCGTACGATGGAGTGCAGCTAAGAGATCTCTACAGCCATCAGACATATCCGACAGGCCAACAAATAACAAGCGCGGTAGGTGCAGTAACGGTGACCATATCATGAACCAGATGCTACAACAGAGAATTCAGGGCCTCATGGGAGATGCTCCCATGCCGCCTATGCGAATGCAGGCTGGTGGCGAAGTTGACGCTATGCCAGAAATGATGGCGTCGAATCAAAACGCAGAATTAGATGCGGCCATCAACGAATTGATGATGGCTCGGGATACAGCAGATGAACCAGGCGAGGCTCAGAAAGCTGAGCAACTAGCAGAGGCTGCAGTTATCGGAGCACAGGCTCCTATGGCTGATATGGCAGCACAGCTATCAGCGGCTGGTCGCGGTGACGACTCCCTGCTTGCACACTTACGGCCTGGTGAGGTCGTACTTCCGCCAGAAATGTTTGAAGACAGCAAGTTTGAGTCTGCTGTTGAGAACCGATTTAACGAGCTGGATTTAGACCCCGAGCGTTATGTTGTTGGCATGGGAATCGCCAGTTTGAACCCCTCGACCGGGCTTGAAGAGTTCGGCTTTTTCAAGAAGGTCGGCAAGTTTTTCAAAAAGGTCGTCAAAAAAGTGGCGCCGATCGCGGGGCCGTTAGCGAACTTCATTCCAGGCGTTGGCCCCTTGGTGGCTGCTGGCATTGGGGCGGCGACTAACTTAGCTGCTGGTAAGGGCCTAAAGGGCGCCATTGCTGGAGGTCTCAGTGGATATGGCACGGGCAAACTCCTGGGGGGTATCGGCAGTTTAGGCGGTGCCGGGGCTGGTAAAGGCGGCAGCTTCCTAAGCAAGGTCGGTGAATTCGTCTTACCTGGTAAAGACAAGGTTGGACTGATTGGCAACATTGGCGAGTTCGTTTTACCGGGCAAAGACAAAGTAGGATTGATCGGGAATATCGGTAAAGGTATCGGCAGCTTATTCGGTGGCGCAAGTCAAAGCCCAGCAGAAATTCTGATGGCGCAAGCTGAGGGTAACCCAGCCTTAACAGAGCAAATCCGTGGATTGGTGGCGCAAGGCTATGGCCCGGATGAGATTTTGCAGATCGTGGGTGGCGGTCAAGGCACCAACCCTCTCATGCAAGCAGTAAATTATGTGACGGGCCAAAGCGGTCCATCATTCGGAAGTGATCCGTATACTCAAGCTTTATTAGATCGTGAGCGACAAGCTGGAACGGGCCGCAACCCAATTCTCGCATTTTTGGACGATAAGTTAGGTTTGGACCCAAGCGGCAAAGGATTATTAGGCTCAATCACAAATATCGGCGGCGGTGAAGGCGGCGGAATCGGCCTCGGTGGAGCTGGCATAGCAGCCCTGCTCGGCAAGCTTGCCTTTGACGAAGCGAAGAATAGAAAGGGCGTTCCTCTGACACCGTTAACGCAGATGGACGCTATGGGTCGATACAACATAGAGGCTGAGATCGCTCGGCGTATGGGTAAAGAAAAGCCTTCCGCCGTTGAGTTTGGCCTCCTGCCAGAGCGGACACTTCCGCAGCTCAGCGGCGGGAGACCACCGATGAAAGAAGCGCCACAGGGAATGATGCGTGGCGGTATGGTTATGCCGATGCGTTACGCGGAGGGCGGCAATGTCGCCATGGAAGATTTTGAGCGCATGAACGGGGACATCAACGGGCCAGGAACTGAAACCTCTGATGATGTGCCTGCGATGCTCAGCGATGGCGAATTCGTTATGACCGGAAGAGCTGTGCGTGGTGCGGGAGCGTTTGACATGGCCAAAGGTGATGGCGGAATTATCACGCTCACTCCGAGTAAAGAAGAAGACCGAGATCGAGGAACCAAACTCATGTATGACATGATGGACCTGTTTAGTGAGTTTGCCGGCGCGAGGACTTAATCATGGATTTAGATAGTTTCATCTCGGCCAATCCCAACTACGCCCAAATGGTGGCGGACTTCCGCAGTGCTGGCATGGACGACGCGCAAATTGTCGGAATGATGCAGAACAGCGGACTTGATGTGACCGTGGGAGGACAGGGCGATCCTGCTCAAAATGTACGAACCGCAGATTTTCAAGACGCTAATGCCGATGGCATTGATGATCGAGACCAAACGCAGGCTGGCACTGATGTAGCTGGTGGCGGTGCGACTACTACAGCAGGTGGTGGCACGACGACAACAACCACAGGTGGTGGCACGACTACCGCAGGTTCATCAGAGGTGCCGTTTGTTGACTCAGTCACACGACAAGATCGACGGCTGGACCCTATCACTCAGCAGTTGCTGTTCGGTCTAGACGGTGTTGGCGGTTTCATCCCTGGTGCATTCCAAGCAGCGGAGCGCACATTTTTTGACGCACAAGGCCGTCCCATTGTCATACCTCAAGAGGTTGCGGGTCTCACTCCAGACCAGATTCGGGCGGCTCAAATAGCCAGGGGAGCGGTTGGCGTACAGCAGCCGTTTATTGAACGGGCTGCGTTAGAAGCACGGCAGGGTATCGGCGCACTCGAAAGTGGGCAGACCGATCAAGCAATCGCCCAAGCTAGGGCGTTACAAGAAATTCAATCAGGCGCAAGGTTTGGGCTTGACCAACGCGATCTCGCTTTGATGGACGCACTCACCGGCATCCAAAGAGGCCAAGCCAGGGCGATTGGTGCAGAAGAGCGATTGCGTGGCGATCTTGCCGATCTTGCCGGTTTTCAAACTGGTGCAGTGGGCAGGTTTGCTCAACAGCTAGGACAGCAAGAGCAGGTCGGTCGGCGAGCGGCAGACCAGTTCGGAATGGATCTTGCGCGAGCGCGACAACAGGGTCGCAGGGTGTATGACGAATTCGGCCGCGACGTTACTGACGCGGTCGGTATCGGCGCGATCGGTGCCGAAGAGTTGTCTCAAGGATTAAGGGAGTCTGAGCGACTCTTGCGCGGGACGACGGGTGACCTGGACATTGGCACCGCCACGTCCAAGTATTTCGACCCTTACGAAGAGCAAGTCGTACAGCAAACTTTGGACGATGCGTTAAAAGGTTTAGCGCAATCTGACATGGCGCAACGAGCGCGCGACATACAAACGGGCGGAGAATCAGCTTTTGGCTCTAGAGCGCGTCTAACGGCCGATGAGCGAGCTGAGGCATTGGGTCGTGGTTTAGCCAAGGAGATTGGCGGATTGCGCTCAGCAGGCTTCCAGAGAGCGCAGCAGACGGCTATTTCTGAGGATGAACGGGCAAGACAGGCAGCCCGATCAGCAGCGTCAGGACTAGCGTCATTAGGCGGTCAGCGATACGGCGCTCGCACTGGTTTGTCTAGTCAGCTTTCACAAGCGGCTCAACAAAAACTCGGCGCAGGAACTGGGTTTGGTAACTTGATTCAGCAAACTGCACAGCAGCAGTTAGCAAGCCAGCAGCAGTTGGCGGGACAGATGGGTCAAACAGCTCAGGCTGGCCTTGGTGCTCAACAGCAATTGGCTAACCAGTTAGGTCAACAGGCACAACAACGGTTTGCGGCCGGCACTGGACTTGGTCAACAGCTCGGCGCGTTTGGTCAGCAAGCCGCCGGTGCTCGTGGAACAGCCGGGCAACAAGGCATGAATATCGCCGGTCAATTAGCTGGTCAGTACGGACAAATCGGACAACAACGAGCTGCCGCAGGCCAAGCGATGCAACAAGCGCGGCAAGGCTACGGCGGATTCTTGACCGGGTTAGGTCAACAAGCTCAACAAGCTGCCGCGGCAGACGTGGCGTCTCTCGGTGGAATCGGTGCCCAGCAACAGCAGCAGAGACAAAGAGAGTTGGATGCTCAAAGAGCCGGGCTGCTACAGGCACAGCAGGCGCCGTTGGCTCAGTACCAGGCGCTTATGCCGTTTGTACAGATGGCGCCAGCAGGATTCAGTACAACTCAAACGTCGTTCACGCCGTCACCTAGCGCATTGCAGGCAGGTTTAGGAACCGGATTATCGACGTTGGGTGCGTTGGGTAACTTCTATGGTCAACCTCAAGGAACCTACTACGGTCAGACTGCAGGTGCGGGATAATGGCGATTTCGAGGGCACAAATGGAAGAGCAGATTCGAGGCTTCAATGCGGGTGGGATCAATAACGTCGATGTCTTTGAAGACTACTCGACCGGCACCGGCCTGAAGCCATTAGACATGACGCAGTTTGAAGAGGACGACGACCCTATCGCTCGACTGCAAACTGCTATCACAGAAGCTTTGAAGGCTGACCAGGCGAAACGAGAGGCTGAAGTTGCCGACAAGACTAAAACATTCAGCACCCGGTACGATGACTACGTTAGCAAGCTGACTCCATTATTCAACGCTCAGCCAGAACCTACCGGCAAACAGAAATTTTTCGACTTGGCGAGCGATATCGGCGCTGCAATGTTGTCAGCCGATCCGACGGCTGGCGCCTTCAGATCTGCTGGTGCGGGTTTTGCTGCGTTCAATGAGCGACAAAGAAAGTCACGGGAAGACAAGAGAGCAATCGACCAATCCGTTGCGTTAAAAGCTTTTGAACTTGCCCAGGCTGACGAAGCGGCAGCGCAGGATTATTTGAACAAGCGTGATTTGAAGCGCCTTGAGTTAGACTCTAAACCTTTCGATCCTCTCGTTTACGAAATCGACGTGACAGATAATGAAGGAAAGGTAATCGGCAAGAAGCAGGTGCGCGTCGATCCCAGAAACAAGATCGAGGTAATGGCGGTAGAAGCCAACCCAAGCGCGAGACTCATCAGAACTCCGCAGAGCAGCGTCACGGTCGAAGCTGCCAGGACGCCGACCAGATTTGACGAGGAGAGCGGAAAAGCATTCGCAAAACTTGAGTCAGACATATTCAAAGCGGCGGAAGACGCGGCTAATCAGAACCAATTAACCACTATGTTTCTAAACGTAGTCAAGGAGTTGGGCCCAGAAAATTTCGGAGCAATCGAAAGCCAAACTTTGCCAGCCAGAAAAATTTTGTCCGATCTCGGCTTATTCAAAGAAGAGGACAATGTTTTCAAATATCAAGAGTTGGCCAACACTTTAGGCACTCGGATTGCCATGGGTCTGGTCGGACAAACTAAGGGCGCGATCACCGAAATGGAAATGCGGCTATTCATCGCCGCATCGCCTGGCTTAGCGTCAACTTACGACGGCGCACTTGAGCAAGCCAGTATCTTGCAGCGCATGGCAAATCGAAACGTAGAAATACAGCGGGAATACAGTCGTGCAATTCAGAACGGTCTTTTCGATGGCCTGGAAACAGATGCCGACAAGCTCCGTCAAGCTCGTGCCTGGATTACTAATTGGAGATTAGAAAACCCTTTTTTCAATGCGAAAGAACTACAAAATTTACGGGATTTGGCGGACAAGCAACCGGCCGCTGCGAAGGCTTTCGGCCAAGATTTCTTGAATAAGCTATATGGCAAGGGGGACTCAGCTCCCAGCGAGCAAATGGCCGACGACGATGAAGAAATGACTACGGACTTTAGCTAGATGGCAGAATCCAACAAAGCGACCAAACAAATAACGTATATGGGAATCTCGTATACGGTCGGCGCAGATGACACTTTGGAAGACCTGTTGAAAAAGCCTGGGTTCGAGGCTGCTCATGCCGAAAACATGAAAATACAAGCCCGTAAATTGATTGCGCCATCACCAGAAGATCGTCTCAAGAAAAAAGAGGAGGATGAAAAATCTGGGTTTTTGACGGCTTTGTTAGCCGGCATGTCGAACGACCAAGCCTATCAACTGGCATGGTTAGCGCGGCGTCGGTTTCCTGGTTTACTTGAAAGGGACGGCATTGATCCGGTCGAGTTTTACTTTGTCGATGAGGATGAGGACATCGCTTACGTTGACCCTAATACGGGCCGCGTTGTCAAAGAATTCAAAGAAGGGCTGTTGAGCGACTCTGAGAGAACCTACCTGAACCCAATGCCTCAGTACGATGTAATGGACACGGCGGGGATGGTTGGTCCCACCTTGCAGTTCTTTTCAGAACTTGGTCTCGGAACGGCTGGCATGACGATGGGTGGATTTACTCTCGGGATACCAGGCGCTATCGCCGGTGGAGGCGCAGGAACGGGGATAGGTGGCACGATAGCAAACGCAGGGCGTTTAGGTATATCTGCTGCTTTTGATGGGCCTCCCCTGAACGTCGCCCAGGCCAAAGAGGATCTCATGTACGCTGCTGGATTCGGAGCCATCCCCTTTGGCTCATTCGGCGCAAAAGGTTTGGCTCAAACGCTCGGCAGCGTGAAGTCTAAATTCGTTGGTGACGATGGGCTGACCGCGCTGCAGACGATCATGCGAGAAGGTGGCACGACGGCAGATGAAAAAATTGATTTCGCCCGAGACAAGTTTGGGATCGTGCTCACTCGCGGCGAGGCAGAGGGAATCATCAATAACACAGCTCAACTGCAGCGATATCTGCAGATGCAGCCAGGGTCGCAAAAGCTGTGGGACTTCTACCACAACCGGGCCTTACAGGTAGAAGAGGCTGCTGATGAGTTTTTTGACCAGGTTTTACGCGGAGATTTTCTAACCAAATTGAAGCAGGGTCGACTCAGCGGGAAAACAGGGTTTGAGTTTGAGGACGATTTGGCCGAAGCGTCTAACCGAGTTTTAGAAAAACTAGCAGCAAAAAGACAGGAGCGAGCGGACAAGATTTATAAAAACGCCTACGAGCTTGAATTAGAAATCGATGTGAGTGATATCGCTCGACAACTACAGATGGATCTGTCTGATCCAAATCTGAGGGGCAAGGCCCGTACCGTTAAGCAGGAGCTTTTAGATTCTTTAACGGATTTTTCTGGACTGTCGAAAAACCAACTGGTTACTAACCAGGGCACATTGGCGCTGAAAGACAACACTCAGATGTTGCACAACGCCCTCAAAAATGATTTTCGGCCGCTGATTGAAGGCTTGACCAAAGACGGCCAAAGATCGTTGAAAAGAGAGGTTAGCCAGATCCGGGCACAGATTTCTGAAAGGATGAAAGGGCTGAACCCCGAGTACAAGCGCGCAACAGAGGTTTACGATCCTTCAAAAGGACATTTGCAAGCGTTGGAAGCCAGTATTGTGACCAACTTTGCTAAAGCGGCCAGCATAGGTGGCGAAACAGCGATACGCCTGACCGACAAGTTGTTTAGCGGAAAAGCTAAGCCGAAAGATATTCGTATGTTACGGCGCCTCATCGAGACTGAAGACCCGCAAGTCTGGCAGAACATGAAAGGCAACTGGCTTCGCACGCAGCTTGATGACGCGATCGGCACTACAACAAATCCGCTCGGCGCGACCAATTCGTTTTTGCGCCGTATAGGTTTTTCTGGTCGTCCCCGCCAGAGCTTCAACGAATTTTTAAGAGACAATCCGCAGATCACTAAGCAGCAAGTGAAGTCTGGTGAGGCGTCAAGGATTTTCCGCGAGCAATCTGCTGAAAACCTCAAATTGCGGGGCAAAAAAGCCCAGGCACTAAAGGCGATTATGGACCCGCAGGAGCTGCAAAACTTTGTAGATCTGGTGGAGCTGATGCAAGCCACAAGTTTCATTGCAACCAAAAGCTCGTCGCCGACACAGCCATTCACGGTCATACAAAGGGCTTTGGAAAAAGAAACGGGCGGCATGGGCCGGGTTGCTCAGAACGCATTGCGCGCAGTGTTTGAAATACCACAACGCCTGTTAGTTCGCGGCTTCGATGACATGGCCAGAGCTACGCTGACGTTCCAACGGGAAGCTTACGAAGACCAATTGATTCAGGCTTTAATCGATCCAGCGTTTGCAAAAGAGCTTGCCGAGTCGATTAACAAGGTCAAGCCCTTGGTTTATTTCACCACTCAAGCTGTAGCGCGAGGTGGTGAAGAGGTGTTTGAGAATCTCACCGAAGGTGATTTCGGCCCTGGTCCTACTGCTGCCGGCATGGTGCGGGGATCAGAAGGGCAACGAACTATTGAGCGCGCTCGTGAGGCTGCTCGGATTATGGATGAAGAAAATCAACCAGAGCCGGTTGCTCCACCTCAGTCCAGCGCGTTGCCTAGCCCGTCAGAATTAGATCTTTTCGATCCACTACCCGTTACACCGGCAACGCCTACAATAAACCCGGCTATGTCGCCTACGATATTGCCGTCCGATACGGACAGAGAACTCGCCGCCAGGCGTGCCGGTATCGCTGGTCTGGTTTAGATCTTCTCGATTTCAGGTTCCGCGGGACGCGCTATGATCATGGCGCCGTCGACGTTGTAATCGAAGTCGTACCCCATATTGATCTCACCATCGATGTCGATCATCAGATTGCGGCTCATGAGGCGCAGGAGAGCCGCCTGCTGGTGCAAAGTCATCCTGGCGAACAACTCTAGCACTTCGCTCGCTTCGAGCACTGGGCGGTAACTCTGGGGCACTGACGCCTCTTTTTTGAATAGTTTCATGGTCGGCTGTATGCTCTCTCGCTTTCGACACGCCGTTGCTCCGATTCTCGCGCAACCTTGTCGTTCTCTTCGCCGATCAGACGCTTTAATGCTTCGATCTTAGTCCAACCGCGAAATTTACAAATATCTAGCAGCGCCTGAAATGTTTCATCATCAACCGCTAGGCTACGCCGCGGACTGCGCCCCTGCGTTTTTGGTGTAGATTCTGTCTGTTCCATAGGTCCAATCTCTGCTGAAATATGGTAAATTGTATGCTCGTTTGCAAACATTAGCAACTCTATGTATCAGCTTAAAAACTACATGTTATCCATGCAGAGCCATTGGATGGTCAACCAACCCCTTTACACCTCTATCCAGGAAACTGTGCCCGAGATCGCTCGATATCGCGCCCAACAGGGCCGTGAGGACCTGCGTCGACTCCCGGTGCTGGATCATGTAAAGAAAAGCTTCGATGGGGTGTTCAAGGTGCCATTGTTTCGCCGGCAGTTCTGCAAAATGCTTGTGGAAGAAATCAACCATATGAAAAAAGAGATTCCCTTTGAGCCGAACTCTGAGGAAGACGTGTTGCGGCAGATCCCAGAAATCGTGTTACGCGAGCATGTACCAGAGCTGTATAGGTCTATGTGGTTTGTCGTGCAGAACGTTCTGAATCCGATATTCTGGGCGTTATACCAGCGTAATTGTGCGGATATTGCGTCGATTCAGATTGCGAATTACAACATAAAGGACAAGCAACAAGGTGCCTGGCATCATGATCACTCCGCTGATATTTCGGTTGTTGTGCCGCTGAACACTGGCGGTTACAAAGGCGGAGGCACTGAGTTTCACAACTACGGAGTGCTAAACCCGCTACCCACCGGCCACGCGCTGATATTCCCAAGCTTTACCAACCTACACCGCGGCCTGCCGGTTGAGTCTGGCGACCGTTACTTGCTCGTGTTTTGGCTCTACGATCAGCAGAGGATTATTGAGAATGCGGAGCTGTGGTCCCAGTAAAAGAGTTACAACTAGTTGCAACTAGTAGTAGACACCATGGGTTGTTTTTGAGATACTTTCCTTGTCGGGTAATGGTGCTCGGCAAGAACGGAGAATGATGATGAGTAATTTTTGGAACTGGTTGGAAAATCGCATTGACGAGTACGAGGCCGCTCGGCTACGCGGCATAAAGGCGTATGACACTCGCATCAAGCGTGCGGCAGCGGAATACAACGACGATTTGGAGCCAGTGTATTCTGAGAAGTCCGGTCGGTTACACGCGCCTTGCGACGGTTACCTCTGGACTTGGTGGGAGGGTGACCATGAGTTGGAGGGCAGATATCTTGCGGGACAGTATTTGCCATTTTCTAAAGAGCGCGAAAGCATCTTTATAGGCGGATTCACGGGTGAGACCGAGTTTGTAGTGCCTGCTGAGCGCGCCGACAAGTTCATGTCGCAGTGGCAAAATTTACCAGCATCGACCCGTGAGATTGTCTGCATCTATCAGTCTAGGGTTTTTCATGACAAGAGAGGCAATCCCTTGTGCTTTCTGAACATCTCTAAATGCCCCGAAGACATCTGTGAAGCAATCCGCGAAAAGGTGATCGGTGATCTGGTTAGGTTGCAGAAGTATGCTCAGGAACAGCAGCAGTCTGAACGCGAAAAGCGTGACGCGGCCCATGAAGCTGGAGAGGATGCACCAGAGGGACGCATCGTTATTACTGGCATCGTGCTGGCGTTCAAACTGCAATCGTCACAATTCGGTGACACCCTGAAAATGCTAGTACAAGATGATCGAGGGTTTCGGGTGTGGGGTTCAGTCCCTAAAAGCCTTGATGATGCCGAGCGTGAAAACCGTATTACTTTTACCGCCACAGTCACAGCGTCAGACAGAGACGCCAAGTTTGGGTTTTTCAAGCGCCCCACCAAGGCGGAAATACTAAAGGAGGCCGCGTAAGCGGCCCAGGGAGAAGATGATGGAAGTCGAACTAATCGCAAGTTATCGCAACGAGGCCGATGGCCTGGAAGCTTTGGTCATGGACGGCAACGACAAGTTTAATTATCGCATCGTGTTCCGCGACACCGATGCTGATGAGACCGTCTTTGTACGCTTCACGCACACCCATTTGGACTGCATGAAAGGGGTCAGAGAATTTTTAATGGATGATTTCATTCAGGTCTAATTACAAATAGTTGCAACTAGTTGTAGACACGGGGGTCACTTTTTGGCATTATATCTGTGTCGGGCAATGAGGCTTGACAAGAATGGAGAAGATGATGGAAGGAATTGGAAAGATGATCGAGGTTGCGGTCGAGGACTACAAAAACCGATTCAGTCGTGAAGACATGATTGAGCGATACGAGAATGGTTTTGAGGTCAAGACCGGACGCAAGTACATCAAAGTGATCAACGAGGGCGCGGCCTGGGCTTTTGTTGTCAACACTGATGATGACGAGATGTTCGAGAAAGGCGACATCTTGATGGCTGCTGGATGGGCAACCCCTGCCAGGAACCAAGCTAGAGGCAACGTGTTAAAGGGCGACTTCACTTGGATCAAGTGGACTGGCCCAGAGTACTTGAACTAATCACTAACCAGGAGAAGATGATGGCTTATGTATCGAAAGAAGATAAAAAGGTAATCGCTGAGAGAGTGAAAACCCTTTTCAAGAAAACTGGTTTCAAGGGCAGCGTTGCTGGCCAGGGAACTGGCGTCCTCAAGGTTACGATCAAGTCAGGCCCCCTACGCCTGCCGGTCGGCCCAGGCTACGAACCCAAGAGCGATTACGGCGAGTCACATTATGTCGTGAACCCTTACCGTTTTCGGGAGTCCAAAGGTTTAAGCCAAGAGTGGAAAGACTTCCTGGTGGATCTTGAAGCTGCTATTAAGCAAGACATTTGGTTCGACAAGTCGGACATCATGACCGACTATTTTCACACCGCTTTTTACATCGATATTCGTATCGGTGACCGCAAAAATGGCTACCAGGAGGCTGCGTAATGAAGACTGAAGAATTACTCGACATAGCAAACTCGCTCAGTAACGACGACCTTTGCACGTTGATCAACATGGTTTCCGATAGGTTGTTCGTCTTCTACGGAGTGCATGACAACATGCAGCAAATGTCTGACGTGACTTTCGCCTGCATGAATGGAGCATCGGTCCAGATCAACACTGAGTCCGCGCAGCAGGAGGATGCGTTCTCAGATGAGCCTTTGGACTGCTGCAAAGAAAATCTGAAAAGCGTGGAGTGCCACTAGTCAGCGTCTTTTAACTTCCTCATACGCTCAGCGTACTCGTTGAGCGTTTCTCCCTCCCCAAACTTTTTCTCCCACCATATCGCCCAGGAGTACTTGCCAGACGGCACTGGGCGCCGACGTTTTCGCCAGGCCATTCGCGCAGCGTGTAACTTGATCTCCTCGCGCCAGTTGATTTCCTGATCAATAGAGTTCATCAGCGCCGAACTCCACGGGTTCTTTGAGGCCATACGGCTTGAGATCATCGCGCGCCTGGGCATCCATACCCAACGCGAGTGCCTGCTCATTCCGGGCATGACCATACTGAATAGCTTCATCGCTCAGCGTGTAGACGCCGAACGGATACGGGTGCATCTTCTCCTGCGCCAAGAAGTAAAACTTCTCTGCTGGCAGTCCTACAAACTCGCACGCGGCTAGGTAAAAAGCTGCTTGCTGGTAGTACTTAAATTGGTTGATTGCCGCTCTAAAGCCGCGGGGTGAGGCGTCACGGCACGTTTTGAGATCCCATACATCGGTGCCGGTGTACCAGTCAAGCTTCGCCTTACACGGCTGACCGCACCAGTTGAACAGCAGCGTTAGCTCCACGCCGTGCTCCATTTTAGGAATGTATTCGCTGACAACCTCACGGCGCTCCATGCAAATGTCGAACATGTCCTGCTTGCAGGGTGTGCGATCGCCTAGTGTTGCCAACCAATCGGCATACTCTTCTTTGCCGGCTTTGGTGCGCCGGTCGACGTTTGGCTCTATTGCAAACTCATCAAAAAATTTGTCGTACTCCAGGAACACGGTGTGCTGCACGCGCCCTTCCAAGAGCGCCGGCGACTCTTTCATCTCGCGCTGGTGCTTCCATGTGTACGGGCACTTAATGAGTGTGGTGAGGTCGTGCGAACGCCAGGCGGGTATGCTGGCATAGGTTGGGTAGTCCAGATCTTCGTAAATGCCTGGTTTGAATTCCATAACTTCTCCTTGTTTTGAAAGGTCCCGCCTTGTAGGTCACGCGGACGGGAACGCGCTGGAGGGCGTGATGAAGACCCTGACCAATCACAAGCCTGCGATAACTCCAGCAAGGAAGCCAAACACGAAGACTGCAATCATCGCCCAGCTTGTGAACCGTGGGACGCTTAGCCAAGCAATCCCTTCATCCTGATTTATTCTTGCGAGGATCATCGCCTCGCGAGAACCTGAGATACCAAACAGCTTTGTTTTTATCCTCGTTAGCATCACCTTTTTTCCCCTGTCTCCAGATATATTTGAACGCTGCGATCTCAGCGTACTCTTCGACCCGCTTCTTGCCAAACGCGCTGACCATGGCGTCGATGCATTCAACATCACCCGACGCATAGTGCGCCGGGCTGTTAACCATGTCCGGGTTCTTTCGCGGTCTACCTCGCTTAGCCATTAAAACGGTACGTCCTCTTCAAAGTCTTCTTCAATCACTTGAGCTGCAGGTGCCGCCGCTACGGGTTGTGATGCCGATTTACTCATTGCCGCTTGCAACTCAAAGCATGGATCTATCTTTTCTTTGTTCGGTTCATCGCACCCCGCAATCTGCCATTTCACAAAAAACGGCAGGTCCTCGAAAATGTCACACGCCTTTTTACTCTTCTCGTTAGACTTACCAGTGAACTCATCGATATAGTCTTCGAGGTCGAATATGACTCGTTCGTTTTCAGTCGCGACTTTTTTCGGTCCGCCGTCCGCGCAAAACACGCCTGTGACTTTGTCTTTACCGCCAGACGTGCGGCCGACGCCGATCTTGCACGACACACCCAGAATGCCAGTCAGGTCGAATCCTTCGAGTTCTGCTGGTTCAAAGATTTTATTTCGCCAGGCTTGCAAATCCCTCCGCAGAGCTGCTTGTTCATGCAAGCTCAGCCGGTACTCTTTGAACACTGACATCGGACGATCGTCCTCTGTGCGTGTATTCGGCAACTCCCACCAAATGTACACAGAGTGTTGTTTGGTCTTTTCGCCCTGGAACTCGTTCCAGTTTGTACCTGCATCTACAAGTTTGTAACAAATTGCATCATGCATTCCCTCTGGAACCGGCACATATTCGTAATCGCTGCCACCAGAATCAGTTGCAAGTATTGCCATCGCTTTTTTCCTATTGCTCGTTTGTAACGAATTGGACTATATTACAAACCTTTGGAATTTCGCAAGCAGGAAAAGTTGATGAGCTTAAAAAAGATTAGAAGCGGTCCAGGCAAAGACTTGTCTCGGCCGCTCTCAGGTAATTTGCGCGACAGTTTCCTTGGCTTCCTGGCTGACCACATGATGGAGCCAGACCCAAAAGAAGGACTGGTGGAGCACGGTCGCGGTAAAGCCTGGAGTGCATACGGCGGGAGAGCACGCAAGGACAAGGGCTGGTATTTACTGTTCCTGCACCAGGAAAGCCCCCTGGGGTTGTGCTTCGATTGGCGAGAGGGCGATGCACCGATCGCACGCTGGTCCCCTGACGGTCGAGAAGAGCTTACCGAGGAGGAGCGGCAACGTGAGCGAGAGCTTATCGAGCAGGCGCGCCAGGAGTTCATGGCTAAGCTCGCAGAGCAGCACGCTGCTGCAGCAAGAGAGTGTCGCAAGATCTGGAAGCGCGCGGCAGAGGTAGAGGACCATCCGTACCTGACACGCAAGAACGTGCCCAACCTGGGTCTCAAGTTATCCACAGGCCCGGATTACGAGGGCTACCTGATCCTGCCTTACCGTGATGAAACCAAACAGATCGTCACGCTTTCCTACATACCGGCCGAGGTCGGTGAGCAAAAGTGGTGGCACAAAGGCGCGAAGCGCAAGGGCACTTACGCGCTGATTGGTGCGGAGCTGCTCAAAGAACCGACTCGCATCAATTACGTTGAAGGCTACGCCACAGGCGCGAGCTGGTTTGAGCACCACAAAAGAGAAGAGCCAGTGATTATTACCGGGGATGCCAACGGCATGGTCGATGTGCCGAAGCTTTTCGCAGAGTGGTATCCCGGCGCCACCCATGTCTTTATCGCAGACAACGATGAAAACGAAACGGGGCAAAAGGCTGCAGAGAAAGGCGCGAATGAGGTGAAGCTGCGCGGTGGCAACGCTGAAGTGATCATACCCGGTGACACGGGCGAAGACTTCAACGACGTGGCAATCAAGGGCGAGATCGTGGACAAAGACTTCCGCGAGCAGGCGGTAGCCGTGGACTACACTCGCAACAGTTCAGGCCGGGTTATGCAGACCAAGGAGAACTACGAGGTAGTGCTCCAAAAGAACGAGATCAACGTCAGCTATAACGTCATCAAAAAAGAGATGGAGATCGATATCCCAGGCATGTCGTTTATCAATGACCTGCAAGAAGACGCCATGCTCGCTGAGATCGAGAACCGCTGCATCAAAGAAATGCTCCCCCACGACCGAATGCGCGTGAATCTGCCGCTCTTGGCGCGCGAGCACAACCCGGTCAAAGACTGGATAGAAGCTTTTGTGTGGGACGGCACGCCGCGGATTCAAGCGTTGCTCGACACGATAGACGCAGAGGACAACGAGCTGAAAGAGATGCTGATGCGGAAGTGGCTCGCGGGATGTGCAGCGGTCGCTTGCCTACCCGAGGGCGCGAACCTAGAGGGCGTGCTCATATTCGTTGGCCGGCAGGCCCTGGGTAAAACTCAGTGGATGAAATCCCTGGCGCCAAACAAGGATTGGCTGCTGGAGGGCGCAACGCTCAACCCCAGCGATAAAGACAGTGTGAAGCATTGTGTGAGCCATTGGATTGTGGAGCTGGGAGAACTGGGCAGCACCTTTAAGAAGGCGGACATCGACCAACTGAAGGCGTTCCTGACTAAGAGCAAGGATGAGCTGCGCCTACCTTACGGCCGCACCTTTAGCCGATACCAGCGGCGTACAGCATTCTATGGCTCAGTGAACGAGCGTGAGTTCCTGGTCGATCCAACGGGCAACCGACGGTTCTGGGTAGTCCACGTCAACAACATAAACTTTCAGCACGGCCTGGACATGCAGCAGGTGTGGGCTGAGGTCCTCCACGAGGTGTACCGAGGCAAACAGGACTGGTTTCTCACGAGCGAAGAACGTGAGCGACTGCAGGCCAGTAATGAGATATCCAGGACACAAAGCGCGGTCGAAGACCTACTGTTGCAACAGGTTAACTTCGATGGGCTGAACACTAAGCCGGTACAGATGGCCAAGCTACTCGGTGATTTAGGCATACGCACCCCGCGGATGGCCGACTATAAAGAGGCGAGTCGCATACTACAGGAGCGTGGAATCAAGCCGCGCAAGTCTCACGGTAAGAAGATTTACGACGTGGAGTACTCCCCCGTAGATACCCCCGCCTCACCCCCGTACACGAGTGACTTCTAATGGGGGGTAGGCACTGTACCCCCTATACCCCGAAACTGAAACTCGCAAACCCTTATCGTAGCTCGCTCTGCGCGATGGGTGGGGTGGGGTATAGTAATTCTAATGTTTATTATATTTATATTTATAAGGATAAAGGGCCTTGATTTAGCCCTTAAACGGCTGTATTTCTGGTCCCCATAGTATAAGGCGAAAATAAGACACCCTACCCCCCCCCATGCCAGGAGGAGCAGATGTTTAAGTATGACGAGTGTGAATCAGATCATTTTAATTATACGCATTGGCGTTGTGCGAATGATTGCGAGCGAGAAGCGTGGGGAGAGCGTAAACTTAATGACCGGGAAGCCCGAGCACTATTCCAACAACTGAAGGCAAGCGGATGGCTGAAAAAGCAATCGACAAACCAAAGCGCGGAAGACCAAGAAAGAATAGACCAGCACTAATCGAACCCCCGAGCCAGTTCGAGGCAAACGACGAATACGGCATAACGGAGATGCAAAGCGCCTTCGTATTTTTTTATACCGAAGGCGCGTGCGGACAAACAGAAGCTGCGCGTAAAGCCGGGTTCAGTTTCCCAGCAGCAGCCGCAACGAAGATGCTCAACGGTAAAGACTTCCCGAAGGTGACGCGCGCTGTACGGATCGCCCAGGATGAAATGCGAGAGAAGTACGCCATCACGCCCGAAAAGACCGGCAGCATGTTATGGAAGATCGCCGAGACCAGCTTCGAGACAGGCGCGTACAACGCAGCGGTGAGCGCAATCAAAGAGCTGAACCAGCTCGCCGGCTTGACGATACACCGGAGCCAGAACCTCAACATTAACGCGAACATCGACCAGATGACCAAGGACGATATCAAGTCTAGGCTCAACCAACTGCTGGGTGTGCAGGAGGATCTCGACCCGAAAGACCGCTGACAGTCGGGCCGGGAGAGAGGGGTGATCTAAACCATAAAAAGGCCCTCTGCCTTTCTACCCCCGCAAAATCGCCAAAAAAGCCAAAATTTGGCAAAACTCACCTAAATTATTGATTTGATTGCAGTTTTTTGCACGCAGTGGCAACTGTTTGCATACGCTCAGGGGTCGCCCCGTGCTCACGGCAGTAACCAGGCGCCGGCCGACCTGGTGCACGAGCACTGAATCGCGCGTCTAACGCACGCAGAGCGCGCCTGAGAGGCGCGACACACCAACCAATGGGTCTCTATGGGTCCAGAAAAAGGGCCTGAAATCGCGCATACGGGCGACCCCCTACACCCCCTATATACGGTCGCGGCCGCGCGCCATGGCTATAGCTGAGTTTGGTACATTCAGTGATCAAAAAATTTCAAAGGGAAAGGGACCCTCAAACCATCGGCTGGAGTAGGTGCCGATTGACGGGGTGGTAAGAGGGTCCCAGTAGAGTCGGTGTGGAAACATCACCGCTCTTTCAATTTTGTACCACATTCCGCTACTATCGGCACTTCAGATAACGGTAGCCAGGCTGATCACAATGTATATGTCGCCTTACCAAAATTCGAGATCTCAGTTCATTCGCTATCAACAGCCTATGATGCAGCCTATGTTCCGACCGCAACCGGCGTTTATGGGACCTCGCCAGTACGTTCTACCGCCTCGCCAAATGCCACCACCTCAACCTATTCAACCTCTTGTGAGCACATCTCAACCGATCGGTTCCCTATCGGGCGCAGGTGGGCAGTTAGGTCAACCAGCAAGCGGTGCGCCAGGACAAGCTCACAAGTCTTTGGAAGAGGTTCTGGCGGAGAAAGGCTTTCAGCTACCGAAAAAGCCTACCGGCCCTGTGACTCAAGACCATATGATGATGGGGCCTGATCCGGTGACAGGCAGAATGCGTGGGGGTGGCAGCAGTGAGCGACCCTATTACAAAGCGATAGACGATTTTTACGCGCAAAACCCAGAAGCTTTGGAAATAGCAAAGCAGTACAATGCTGACCCCGGCTCGTTTGGTTCAGTTGTTCAACACGGGTTGGCTCGTATTCCCACGCAAATTGGCGGCGGAGTCCCAAACGCTTTGGCGGGACAATTAGGCACCTCCATAGCTCAGCCTGCTCAAGCACAGCCAATGCAAGCAGAGCCTGCGCGTCTTAGTCAGCAAGGCATGAATCAGATGCAGCAAATGCAGGCGATGATGCAGCAAATGATGCAAATGATTGCCGCATTGAGCAATCGAGGTGGTTTTGGCGGTGGTTTTGGTGGTGGTTTTGGCGGTTACCAGCCTCCCATGCAGCAAACTCTTTTTGGAGGCATAGGCTCCATACCCATGGGCCGCGGCCTGTATTTCTAGGTGGCAGACAGTAGAAACAAGGGAGCTGCGTTCGAGCGCGCCGTATGCAAGCGCCTGAACGAGTTTTTTCTCGAAGAGGGCATTGATCTTTCTGTGCAGCGAAACTTATCGCAATATCAGGCAAAGGATCTGTGTGACATCGAACTCCCTGGCTACGCGATTGAGTGCAAAGCCTATAAGTCTGGTTGGTGGCATCTTACTGCTTGGTGGGACCAGGTTTGTGACGCCTG